CCTTTAGATTCACCGCCGCCAGATGTTTTTGTTGGCACATTTATGTTTATGATCATATAGTGTGCCATATCCTCTTGACCTAAATCGTCAGGAAATATTCTGGATGTAAAATCATATACACTTTGACGACCAAAAAATGCTGTTTCGCCTGTACCTGTATCTGCTGGATCTGGCATATTCTTTCCCTGTAGTTATTCTATATATTTATATGGCATACAAAGGTAAATTCTCTCCAAAAAACGCATACAAATATAAGGGTGATCCCACGAACATTGTTTATCGTTCGTTGTGGGAACTTAGAGTTATGAAGTATTTAGATGAGAACCCAGCAATATTGGAATGGGGATCAGAAGAACTGGCTATACCCTATATATGTCCGACAGACAATCGCCGACACAGATATTTTCCAGATTTTATTGTAAAAGCCAGACTGCCTGATGGTACCACTCAGACTATGATATTGGAAGTAAAGCCAAAGAAAGAAACAAGAGAACCAATTAAGAAAAAGAAAGTCACTAAACAGTATATTACTGAGGTGATGACATGGGGTAAGAATCAAGCTAAATGGAAAGCTGCTACTGAATACTGTGCTGATAGAGGCTGGCAGTTCAAGTTAATCACAGAAGACCAATTGGGTATCAAGTAATATACCTCATTCATACAGGACATAGCCATTATATATGCTTGTCAAGTACCTGTCAAGTAGAATAAATAGATATATGGCACAAAAATATAACAGCAAAGAATTATTCGACTGGATGACGGAAAAAGCAAGAACCGCAGCTTCTATGCGCGATAATCTTTTCCGTATGCAAAGCCAGCAGAGAGCATACGCTTCTATCGGCCGCATGTTCTTTTTCAAGTATGATCCCAAGACAAAAGACAAGCTGCCCGTTTATGACGTTTATCCGCTCGTATTTCCATTAGAAGATTATACTGATGGCTTTCTAGGTATAAACATTCATTATTTGGATGTAAATGCCAGAATTGGTCTGTTAGATCGTCTACAAGAGTATGCAACATCTAAAAAATACACACCAAAAACCAGACTGCAAATATCGTATGACCTGTTAAATTCGTCTAGAAGTGTTAGGTCAGTAATGGCACCAGCGGTCAAGCGATATCTATATGGTCATGTTCGTTCCAGATTTATAGAAATACCAGCTACAGAATGGGATAAGGCGGCCCAGCTATCACTACAGCTATTCATAAGAAAGACCTAAAATGTCGGATATTCCAGTAAAAAATTCTCTTAAAAAACTAACCATGCTTGATGTCGTGGGTATTATAAATGATTATGGCGGTTTGTCTAAATCATGTCGTTTTGCTGTTAGAATTAATCCACCTAGATTTATTACATCTGGTTCTGCCGATAATAAGATTAAAGACGTTAATATAACAAATGACTTGGTATATTTGTGTGAAGCCGCAGAAATGCCTGGTCGTGGTTTTGTCAATGCTGACGTTCGCTATTATGGTCCAAACCAGAAATTGCCTGTTCTTACACAGTATGAAGACACCACAATGACTTTTTTGTGTCGTACCGAGTCATATGAAAGACAATTCTTTGATGACTGGATGGAATATATTAACCCAACCAACAGCTTTAATTTTAATTATCGCAACGATTATGAGACAACCATTGAAATAATGCAGTTCTCAGAATATGCAGCAGAATCAACTCAAGTCGGACCTAATGTAGGAACTCGGCGTGAAAGTCGATACCCTGAGGAAACATACCGCATCACACTATTCAATGCATATCCGCTTCTGGTAAATCCACAGCCAATGACATGGGCCGACGACCAGTTCATGCGATTGGCCGTTACATTTACATATCACAAGTGGAAGAGAGTTGGTCGTGATCTTGAACCAAAGAGCGAAACGACTTTGGTTGAAGGTGCTACAAATATAGGTACAAGTGGACTTACACCAGTTAATTAAAGATGATAATGAGGAAATATTATGCTGCCTAAGATTGATTTACCGACATATGAGTTGAAACTACCATCAAATGGTAAAGAAGTTAGATTTAGACCATTTCTGGTAAAAGAAGAAAAGCTGCTATTAATGGCAGCCAAGAGTAATGATGCCAACGAAATCATCAAGACAACAAAGCAGGTCATCAATAATTGCTTGTTGGATAATGATGTGAATGTGGATACTCTGCCATTCTTTGACGTGGACTGCCTGTTTATTGCCATGAGAGCCAAGTCTATCGGCGAAAGTATTGAGGTCAACTATGTATGCCAAAGCACCAAAGAAGACGGAACACCGTGCGGCAGTAAATTCCCTGTAAAGATTGATATTTCGAACGTAGAGGTGGATAAAAACGAGAATATTAAGTCTGAGATTAGATTTAATGATAACCTGATATTCCATATGAAATACCCAGGGTATTCTATTATTAAGGTGTTGAACGATAATGACGATAGTTTTGAAAAGAAAATCAAGATTATCATAGCGTCAATAGACAAGATATTTAATAAAGACCAGTATTATTCAACCAAAGACTTTTCGACAGAAGAACTACAGAGTTTTATTGAGGGACTAACACAAGAGCAGTTCAATAAGTTGACTGAATTTACCTCTAATTTTCCATCGTTTTATGTGAAAGCTGAGGGTAAGTGCATTAAGTGTGGCAAGGAACATAATGTGAGGTACAAAGACTTTGTGCGTTTTTTTCAATAATGTTCGGCTATGATAATATAGTGAATTTCTATAAGACGAATTTTGCGCTTATGCAGCACCACAAGTATTCGTTAGCTGAACTTGAAAATATGATACCCTGGGAAAAGTATGTTTATATTGATTTGCTATCAGAATTTTTAAAGAAACAAGAACAGGATAGACGCGACCGAGAAGCGGCTATGAGAGCAAGAAGAAAGTAAAATGGCAGTAAATCCTATCACTAGCGACGATTTAACAATTGATTTAAGAGCTTTAATGAGCATCCCAGTTGGTGATAGAGTACAGGCAGCGGCAAGTGATCCTGGATTTGCTCAGGTTTTGATGCAGGCATTAACACCTATTCAGATTGCTAAGGCTTTTCCAGATTATTATCGCCGTGAACTACCTGACATTTCTAATTTTATTCTAGCCAATCGTTATCTTGACACTGGTGGTCGTTTTGATCAACGCGGTGGTGGTGAATATGGCGGTCAACAAGATATGTATGGCGGAGAAGCAGCTTTAGATAATACAGCAAGACCGACTGGCGTTCCTCAACCAACTGTAGAGGAGATGAAAGCTAAACTGTTAGAAAAAGGTATAGATGTTCAAGGTGCATTTGATGCTATAGGAAATGGATTATCTGTTGATGATTCAAGAATTGAATTTTTGAAAAATATGCCGGCAGAAAAATTAATTGCAATGGGCATAGAAACATATAAAGATGAAAACGGTAACAGTATGCTTCGTATGAAACCCATAGAAGAAGCAACTATGAGTGACGAAGAAATTATTAAGCGATCAACGTCAAAAATTGGCGCACGCCCAGAAGGAATGAACACTAAACAGTCTGTAATGTATGGACTACAAAAAAGAGGTTTCACAAAAGAAGAGGCGGCCGCCGTTGCTGGGAACGTAGATGCGGAATCTAGTTTCAGAGCTGGAATAGTAAATTCAATTGGCGCTGTTGGTTATATGCAATGGTTAGGAGCAAGAAAGCAAGGACTATTCAATTATGCTCAATCTCTAGGTAAAGATTGGAGTGATCCTGAGGTTCAGTTAGACTATATCGCTCTTGAGAGATCGGGAGAATCTGTAAAATATTCAGGTCCAAATTCTAGTGAAAAATCAAGTTATGACAAAGCATTTGCTTCTGGCGATCCAATACAGATGGCAGCAGATTTCGGTAGATTTGTAGAAAGACCCAGTGCGGCTGAACTTGAAGGAAGCATGAACACTAGAATAAGAGGCGCACAGTCGGCATATGAAACAGATATTACAACTTATACACCAGTGTTGGACAAAAACTCTACACCTCAGCAAATTGAAGAGGCCCGCAAAACTTTAATCGAAAACAGAAAAAATGCTAGATTGACTGCCGGAATAAGAGAAGTATATAATCAACCTTCACCAACATCATCAGACTATCAACTATCAGGAGAAACTCTGGTAAACGAATTAGGCTATTCTGTGCCTGTTACAGGTAAAATGTTGCATGAAGGACATGGTGCTACATCTGAATTTGGTTATGGTCGAGGAAGACTTCATCGCGGAGTTGACATATACTCTACAGATCCTGAAACAGGAAATCTTCGTGTCGGATCAAACGCACCTGTTACTGCACCGAGTGAAGGTAAAGTAACCATGATAATGAGAGATAGAGGTAAAGCTGGAAACTATATCGAAATTCAAGATAAGAATGGATATAGACACAGATTTTTACATACAGCTAAAGATCCTGCTATTAATCCTTCTACAGGAGAAGCTTGGAAAGTTGGTGACACCGTATCACAAGGACAAACTGTTACTCATATAACAGGATCTGGAACAAAATTTGATCAAAAGGTTAGTGAATTAGGTGGAAACATTAATGCTGCTGTACAGTATTTTGATCAAAATGGATGGGGATCAGTGAATAAACCTCACCTTCACTATGAAGTGAGAGACAACAGTGGCAGATTAATTAATCCTGAAGGCATTTTTCCTGAATATTCAGGCGAAAATAAAGAAAAAATCACTTTTGCAAATAAAGATGATAAACTAAAACATATGCTAGTTACAGGTCAAATTTCTAAAGAAGATTATGAAAAACAAAAAAATGTATCTCAGCCAATAGTAGAAGAATCAAAAGCATTGCCACTGCCAGACACTAATGTTGAAAAGAAACAAAAACCATTATCAATAATAGCATACAGCAGACCAGAAGAAAATATTGTAAAAAAAGAAACGACAGTACCAGAAGAATTGCCAAAATACCAATTTGGTGGCACACCAACACTACAAGATGATGAAGACTTGACTGCGGTCGGTTCAGACGGCAAACCAAAGTTCAAGTTTAATTCTGGTGAAGGCTTGTATGTAAAGCCGGAAGCAAATGAATATGCTGATGACAAGATAAGTGAGTTGTCGGATCGTGTCGATAGAATGTCAGAAACTCAGCAGACACCAAGACAACAAGAAATGCAGCCAACTAGTCCAACTCCTGATCCGAGATGGGTAGAAAAAGTTGCCGATGCATATAGACCTGCTGGTACACAACAGAGAGCCTTCAATAGAGCGCAGTTTAGAAATGAAGGCAGACATGTTGGCGACAGAGGTTCTCCAAACATAGCATAACGAAAAAGGGAGAGCCGAAACTCTCCCCTCTTGCGCTCGCCTGCTACTCGTATTTAGTCAGCCAGTGACTTAAAGTAGTCAAGGTCTTCGTCTTCACTATCAGTCCACGGCGGAGTGTCTTCAACAGACTTGCGTGGCTTTGATGCTTCAAACGAAGGTTCGTCCGACTTGGTATATGTCTTAGTAACAGTTTCGTTTACCTTAACATCAACCCTGCTTACATCCATTCCAGAGATGCCAAGCACATCGTTCAGCTTACGCTTCAACTCGTCATAAGACTTGAAGTTCTTCGGATCAGTAAACTCCTTGAGAGAATACTCCGACTTCCAAATCTTCTCAAGCATTGCGTCATCATCG